AAATTGGGGCACTACATTAACTTATAGTATATGGATAAAACCGGCAACTTTAGGTTATGCTCCAGCAGCTCGTTCTGGTAGTTGTTTTTTCATAAGGGCATGGAATAATACTTTAACAATAGACCTAGAGTATTTAGGTGGAACATTAAAAAGCTTTAGTGGTGCAGTATTAACTACAGGAATATGGAATCATATTTTAGTACAAATAGATTCTACAAGTTCATCTGATTTAGTTTATGTAAATGGAACAGTAGCAAGTGGTTGGATCGCTAAAAATACGGGTGCATATATAGATGCATCATACCCAGCAGATACTCCTCAAATTATGTATTTAGGTGATGTAAATGGTGGTTCTATAGCAGAATTTTGGTTATCTACAGAAGCAATTGATATATCTAGTTCAACTAATAGGGAAAGATTTATTAGTCCATCTGGAGCAGCAGTATATCTAGGGGAAGATGGTAGTATTGGAAGCCCTACAAATAGACAGCCTGAAATTTATTACAAAAGCGCAGCACTAGATACTAATATTCCAGTTAAGAATTTTGGGTCTGCTAATATACTATTTGCTGGCATTTCTAATTCTCCATCTCCAGCTGCCGATGAGCCTTATACTGGAGTTTATGTTACAAATCTAGATATTGATTTAGATGAACCATCTATAAAAACAGTAGAGGTATTTTCTGATTTTATGATAAGTCCTCCAGTAGGGCAAACAGGATACTGTAAACTTTTATTAAGTACAGATGCATATGGCCCATATTCAATAACTTTCGGTGCTGGTATATTACATAATGGAGTAACAAGTTTATTAAGTAGTACTAATTATATAGCTGAAATAACAGTATTTTCACAATCTGGAACAGTTATTGTAATTAGTGAGGTATTATAATGACAGACTTAAAAAGAGATGAAATAAAATATGTTCGAGACTTATCAAAATCTGCATATAAAAAGGGCGATTCATGCTATATATGTGGAACTACTGAAGAACTTCAATTTCATCATTTTTATTCAATGACTCCACTTTGGGAGAAATGGAAGAAACAAAATTCCATAATAATAAATTCTGTAGAAGATATATTAGAACAAAGAGAACATTTTAAAGAGCAACATTTAAGAGAAATATATGAAGAAACAGTAACTTTATGTAAGTTTCACCATATGGAAAAACTCCATAAAGTTTATGGTAAGGTACCAGCATTAGCAACAGCAATGAAGCAGAAACGTTGGTGTGAAAAACAACGATTAAAGTATGAGGATAAGAATTGTGCCAATACCTAATAGATATAAAAGCACAGCAAGAGCTAAAATATGGGATAATTTAGATTCTTTAAATGCTGGTAGTATTCAAACATACGAAAGGCATGTACAAGTACCTCCAATATTATCTGGTAAAACTGCAAATCAGCCAACACCTGAGGATAATTTCACAGCTGGTGGTTTATTATTTGATACAGGTCCAGCTACGCAGTATACTTTTTTACAGTGGGAAATACCAGATGATTGGGATTCTATATCAGATATAATAATAGAAATAGATTGGTATCCTACTACTGCTATGACAGGTTCAGATACAATTAAATGGGATATGGAATATAGATCTATAGAAGAACTAGAAGGTATTAATAATGGTACCGCTGTAACAGCATCATATACAGAACTAGCACCTAGATCACAATGGCAGTTTAAACATAGTCCTATAATATTTTATTATGATAATGTAAATCAACCGTTAACTAGACAAGATCACTTATTTGTTAAAGTATCTAGAGATATAGGTGTTGCTAACGATTTTGCTGGTGATGTAGTAATAACAGAGTTTGAAATAATATATAACTCAATAGCTGTTCCAACATCAAATTAATTTATGATAAATTATTTTATCATATTATAAATACCGTAATTTCGGTATAATACTAAAATATAGCCTCAAAAAGAATAACTAGAACGTAGAGACAGGCACAAGGAGACTCAACAATGAGAGCCGAACAAAGAACAAAATCAAGAAGTAAATTATATAATTTAATGGCAGGAACTAAAGAAATTACTGGAGCAGCCGGAGTTAGTGCAAATTGGACTGTCCAATTCCCTAACTTAGCAGCAGCAGGTGATCAGGTAGTTGTAGGTGGATATGTATTTGAATACTGCGCAGACGGTAGTGAGGATACACCTGGCGATTCTGCAGGTACTGCAGCTGACCCACATTTAATTACTATTGGTGGTACGCCTACAGCAGATACAGCAGCCGCAGCCCTTGCTGCAGCGTTAATTGCTGAAACTGGTACAACTGGAGCATGGGGATTTTTACATCCTGTTAATGCTACTGGTGCATCAGCTACAACCGATACTGTAACTATTAATTTCTGGCCAGGTACACAAGCTAATGATGCTAGTTATATTACAGTAAGTGCTACTGGAACAGATCCTACAGTTACTAACGTTTCTGATGGAGCACAAGCACCTACTCTATCTTATGCACACAGATGGAATATGATTAATACTACTGGAAGCGCACAAAATAAGGAATACTATCATTTAACAGATGGTAAGGTTATTGGTGACACAGCAAGTGTTATGGTTACTACATTTGCAGCAGATGATACACCAACTATTATCGGAAAGCTTACAGATGGTTCAACAGCTAGTGTTGAAGCTTTATTTACAACTGCTGAGCCTGGTATGTACGCATCTTTTGTATGGACTGGAGCAACTTGGCAATTAATTGAAGAAGGCTTTGGTACTGGATTAACTTTTGATGCAGCTACATAATAGCTAATATTATGGTACTCCTTCGGGAGTACCATATTTAAAAGAGGATAGCATGAAATTTAAGTTTTTTACTAACTTAATAAATAAATTGAATCCTGCGCAACCAGATATAAGAGATGATTTTGGGGAAACACAAAGTTCTTCAATTCTTTTATACAATAATCAGAAAGCCTATAAAACAATAGAAGTTGTTAATAGAGGTGTTAATTTAATAGTAGATAGTGCGGCCGACATAAAATTAGATGTAGGTGAGATAATGGATTTTTTCGACTCTCCAACTAGGATACGAAAAAAGAAGTTAGATCAATTACTTAATTTCAGGCCAAATCCATACTATAATGCTGACATTTTTAAAAGGAATATAATAACTGATTTAGTACTGGAAGGGGATGCTTTTATATATTTTGATGGAGCTTATCTTTATAACTTACCGGCATGTAACGTTAAAATAACAACAGATAAGAAAACATACATTAATAAGTATGAATATGCACAGACAGAATTTAAACCAGAAGAAATAATTCATATAAAAGAAAATTCTGGTGATAATATATTTACAGGAACTTCAAGATTAGATTCCGCAGCAAATAGTCTACTAACTTTAAAAAGTATGATAGATTATCAGAAAAACTTTTTTGATAATGCTGCAATTCCTGGATTAGTTCTAACTACTCCTAACCCACTATCCGATAGGGTAAAGACAAGAATGTTGCATTATTGGAGAAGTAGATATAATCCTAAACGTGGTGGTGGTAGTCCCATGATATTAGATGGGGAATTTAAGGTAGAACCACTATCAAAATTTAACTTTACTGAATTAGATTTTAATGATAGTATAAAAAGATATGAAGAAACAGTACTAAAGGCATTAGGTGTTCCACCTATTCTATTGGATTCAGGGAATAATGCAAATATTACACCAAACTTAAAAATGTTTTATTTAAATACAGTTATGCCACTTGTTAATAAGTTGGTACAGGGTATAGAAATGTACTTTGGGTATGATATAAAACCTGTTACACAAGATGTATTAGCATTAAGACCAGAATTAAGAGACTTAGGTAATTATTTAACATCAATAACTAATGCTGGAATAATTTCTAGAAACGAGGCTAGAGAAGAAATTCGTATGCCACCTAGTAGTTCTGATCAGGCAGACGATTTAGTACTTCCGGCCAATATAGCGGGAAGTGCTGTAGATCCTGGAGTAGGTGGTAAGCCACCAAATATAGAGGTAAATGATGAAAGTGAATAGTAATCATAACTTTAATATTGTTTGTAGAGATATTAAAGTAAAGAGTGTTGGTGAGGAAAGTGCCTTAATTATTGAAGGTTATGCAAATACCACCGACAAAGATAGACAGGGAGATGTAATATTAGAGGAAGCTTGGACTAAAGGTGGATTAGATAATTATCTTAAAAATCCTATAGTTTTAGCCTACCATAACCCTGAAAAACCCATAGGAGAAGTTACAGACTATGGTATTAACCACAAGGGATTACACGTTATTGCTGAAATATCTAAAGCAGCTGGAGATGTGTATTCATTAATTAGAGAGGGAGTATTAAAAGCTTTCTCAGTTGGATTTAGAGTGAAAGACGCCGACTACGACTCAGAGACTGATATTTTCGTAATAAAAGACTTAGAGATGTATGAACTTTCAGTTGTATCCGTTCCAGCAAATGCCGACTCAATCTTTTCTGTTAGAAAATCTTTTGAAACTGAAGAAGATTATTTAAGTTTTAAACAATTATATAAAAAACCTGAGCCAGTACCTACAAAAGTAGAAACAACTGAGCCAGTTATTAAGGAGACAAAAAACGTGGATAAGGAAAAATTATCTTTAACACCCGAAGAACTAGAAGCAGCTAAGCAGAAGGCTGTAGAAGATGCTCTAGCAGCTATGGAAGCTGAAGCGGCTAAGAAAACTGAAATTAAGAATATCGCTGTCGAAGCAGCAACTAGTGGTGCAGAGCGCCTAAAGGCTGATTTTGAAGCTAAGCTTAATGAAAAGGATGCTACAATTGCAGCAACTATCGAAGAGTTCCGTAATGAACTAAAAGAAAAGTCTGCTGAATTAGCTGCTATTCGTGGAAATAAAATGTCTTTCGAAAATCCTACAGCTGTTGGGAAAGTTAAGCAGGAAGATATTGATACAGCAGTTTTAACTGCAAAAATTATGGGAACAACCTTAGATAAAACTAAGTATTATAAGGACTTAGTAACTAAGGCTAATGTTGGTGATCACTTAGCAAGTATGTCACAGGAATGGGAGCTATTATTCTCTACTCGTTTATATGAAGATATTAAGGATAAAACCATTATTGAACCATTATTTACAAATAGAGTAATGATGAGTTCTAGAACAATGACATTCCCTTGGAATCCAGAAGCTGGTTATGCACAGTGGATTGCAGATACTGCATATAAAGATGCAGCAACTTCTACTGGTACAGCAGCTACTCATCTAATTAATGATAATACCATTAAGGCTGAGAAGTTAGCTTCTAAGGAGTACTTAGGTTACGAAGAAGAAGAAGATGCAATTATCGCTATTGCTCCAATTATTCGTAATGCTGTTCTACGCAGAATGGTACGTTCTACAGATACAGAATTACTACGTGGTAATGTAGGTGCTGATACTGGATCTGGTACTGGACTTATTAATGGTGTAAGTACTCTTGCATCTGATGTAGCTGGATATGGATATACACAGCCAGGCGCATTTGGTGATCCTACAACTATTGCTGATCTACAGCAGGTTCGTAGATTAATGGGTACTCCAGGTCTTCAACCAGGTAATGTAGTTTATGTAGTTAGCGAAAGCGTATACTACGATCTACTAGAAGATCCAGATTTCCGTACTATGGACTTAGTTGGTGATCGTGCAACTATGTTACGTGGTCAAATCGGTATGATTAACGGATCTCCAGTACTTGTATCTGACGCATTTGCTGCTGATGCTACTGGAGCTGTACAAGCTATTTGCTTCAATAACAGCAACTACTTGTTCGGTGAGTTACGTGGTCTTATGGTAGAGCGTGATAAGGATATTGAATTCCAGCGTCACGTATTAGTTGCTACTCGTAGATTCGGTTTAACAGAAATTGTCCCAGCAGTTGCCGCAGCAACAAAGAGACAGTCTTACTGTGCTAACCTAATTCGTCCAGCATCGTAAAGAAATTTAGTAAACCTTCTTAGGTTTACTTTTGGGCTGCTTAATTTGGCTAGGTACCTTGGAGGCTTCGGCCTCCTTGGTACCATTTTTTAGAGGATAATATGGAAATATTAGATATAAACACTTATAAAGAGTATCAAGGTATTAGTAGTGATAAGAATGATACTAAAATAATTAAAACTATAAATTCTGTAAATGCATTTATACCAAGTTATTGTAATAGATCATTTGTAGACTACTATACTACTCCTAAAGTAGAATATTTTGATGCTACTGAAAAGGAATATTATCCACTAGAGTTTCCAATAATTAATGTAGCTTCCATAAAATATTCTTCTGCATTAGATGGAGTATATGATTCTACACTTTCTGAATATACAGATTATGTAATAGATTATACAAATTCTAGAATAGTTGCGGTAGGTTCTCAATTTATTAATAGTGCAGTACCTATAAATAGTGGAGAACTAACATATACTGCTGGATACTCAGAGTATCCATTGGATATACTACAAGCTGCAGTTCTGCTAACAGAGTATTATATGGAAGAAGCATATACACCAAGAAAATCATTGGCCGGCGCGAGTTCTGATTCTGTTATTCAACCTGATCTAACTGCACGTCTTCCACAACACATACGCAGAATCCTAGAACATCATAGAGCATGGAACTGGTAAAATGGCTAAAGAAAAATTTACCATTACTGGCCTAACAGAAATACAAACTAGGTCT